GGTAGACCAGATTGATAATAAAATAATCTGTACTGACTTCTTTCTCTTATAACCATACTACTAATTGTATAATTAGCTATATTAGTTAATAAATCATTTATTAATGGTAATATCTTTCTACTAATAGAACCTATTTCAACATCACCAATTCTAGCTGTTCCAGCAACTGTTCTTAATCCATCAGGTGCTAGAAAAACTAAGTCTCCACCTATCTCTTGAATTGTGTTTCCATCTACACAACCTATATTTTTAGTTACTGATTTAAGTATAGGGGTAGAATCAAGACTTGTCAACTCAAATATACTATTTTTACAGAAGATAACAAGAGTATTTCTAAAGACTTTAATACCTACAATAACATCACCAGTATCAATTGTACCTGCTGAAGACCCAGTAAAATTATATGGTTCTAATCTTTCACTATAAGCAACTGTACTATCTGAAATACTTTGTCCAGCTACTATTAATCTTTCAGCATATATAGTACATCTTTTAGGATTAACAGGAGAAGACCTTTCTAATGTTTCAAAATGAAATACATTATTTCCTGCTGAAACAGTTATTTGAAATTCTGCTATCTTATTATTACCATCTGTTATATATAAGGTACCATAAATACCTTCAGATTCATAATTAACAAATTGACAATTAGTTTGATTTGTTCTTGATTCTACTGTTGCACTAGATAAATCTGCAGAAGACATACCACTTTTATAAACATCTTCTCCACTTGCACTAGAAACAACAGAATAATCTAATGTTAATTCTGTATTATTTGTTATAGATAAAACTCTATAATTAATACTATTAATTTGTATTCTATCATTTACAGCAAATTCAGTTGTAAATGCTGTACCACTTCCTGTAACTACAGCACTTGATGCAGTTACTGATACTGTTCCTGTTTGAACTTTATAAGTATCTTTATTAATTTGAGTCCAATTAATTCCATCAGTACCCCAATAAATATCATCACCTTGACAAACAATAACTCCATTTGCATAAGGAACTAATCCTTCAATTAATTCAGTAGAAACACCTGAAGGTATTGTTGCACTACCTTCACCAAACTTTGTATATCCATTTATTCTTCTATAACCTCCTGTTGTAGAAGATTCAAAATTTTGTAATTTAGTAGCTGCACCTGGAGTTCTAAATAATGCATGAGAACTTGAAACTAAATCTAGTCCTCCTGCAACTGTAATTGATGCACCTTGAGTTGGCATATATTTTTAATCCTTATGGTAGTAAGTATGTAAATCTTACATCTGACATATATTGTGGCTGTGGTGAATTTAAAGCATCAGCCATTGATTGTAATCCTTTTTTATATTCATCTAAAGCTAATTGCGATTGAGCAATATTATCTTTAAATTGATAAATATAATATCTAGCTCTTGCTAGTAAAACTGGTTTGTATTGTGTTGGAAATAAAACTGTATCTGTATCTGCAGATAATTCTGAAGGTCTATTATAAGCAAAGAAATAAATTCTATAAACTTCATTAGGTATAGGAGATAATCCAAATCTTCTACCATCTGAACTTCTAATAACTCTTAAAGGAGTTCCATAAGTTTGTGAATCTGATTTATCTAATTCTTCTGCTTTTGCATAAGTATCTCTCCATACTGTAAGAGTAGTAAAAGCTAATTTATTAATTGTAAAAGGAGCTGACTTTCCACTTACACCTTCTGTTGTAGCAGTAAATGCGTTCCAATTAACTGAATCATAATCTGCATCTATATTTGCAGAACCAGTTTTTAATAAATACCATCTAGTTCCTGCAACAGTCTCAACATAAGTATTACCATAGTATTCATTCTGAGGATTACTGGTACTTAACCAAGACCAATCATCTACAGCATCTACTATATCAAAGTATGCTCTGTTTACACAATTAGCAACTTGCTTTTGAATTCCGACTGCTGTACTAATTGAAGTTAGTTCAGGTTCATTTAATTCAACTAACAACTCGTTAGTCATTGCCAAATATGTTTTTGCCATACTACTATAATATTATTGCGATAACTAATATAATAACTGCAACTATAACAACTTTTTTATGTTCACCATAAATATGTTTAGCTTCTGAAGCTATTACTTTTAATTTTTCTATCATTAATATTCCTTTTATTATTACTTGAATTAAATGATAGGGGATATTGCTACCCCCTATCAAAGTATATTAATAGTTAATTAATATTAGTCAGCAACATATATTACTTTGCCGACAATATCAGTTCTAAGAACTTTTCTACCGAATACCATAAGTCCTCTTACGATATCAGCAAAAGTAGTTGTACTTCTTAGAGATTCAACTATTTTTAGATTTGTTGCACAAGATACTGCACTCATTTGTCCGAACAAAGCTTCTGGAGCTGTTGCAGACCCAGCAGGTGTAGCACCTGATAAGTCGTTAGTTGGACAATTGTTAGATTTGTACATTTGAAAACCTCTTACTAATCCAGATGCTACTAGACCATTTCTTAAAGAACCTTTTCCAGCATTATAGTCAACTGATAAAAGTTTAGAAGAAGTGTTAGCTAGTTCATTATACCACTCTGGAGCAGCAACGAACCATCTACCTTCTTCAGGGCAGTTAGCATCGTCAAGCTCTTTAGAAGCTAATGACATTTGGTTAAGAGGGTCAACTTCACTAGAACCAAATCCAATATCAATTGGAGTACCAGTAGTACCCATGCCAGTAGTAACAGTAGCACCTGTTGAAATAGCTGCTAGAACATTAGTGTCTAGTGCATCTTTCAGTTTGTATGCTGCGTTATCTGAAGCAACTGATTGGAAGTTGACATGAGAAAATCTTTTCTCAATATCATCTAGTTGAAATTGAAAGTATTTAGCTTGGTCTACTGTTAGAACAAGCTCTTGGTCTGTTAGTGCTGTACTAGAAGTAGCTAAACCTCTAGAGTAATCACTTACAGTTATTTGTGGTTCTTTTACTATATTAACAGTATCTCCGAAGTTTTTGATTTCTCCCATATAGTCTGTATTGCAGATTGCTTCTGCAGTAGCAGCTTTTCTAAGAGCTATCTGAACTTTCTTCGAGTATATTGCTGGTACCCAAAATTGATTTGTTTGACCTGCAACACTAGCGTCAAAGTTAGTAGTTGAACCACCTGCGAAATGTGCCATAATTATGACTCCTTTTCATTGGTTAGTTGTTGATAAAAATAGAAAGTTAATTATTTATCGTTAAATAATCTTCCTTCCCTTTGAGCTATCAAAATATCTTTTTCATATTTCTCAAACTCTTGGTCTGACATCATACTGACATCAGATGTTTTCCAAATCTTTTTACCAGCATTAGTTGGTTGGATTTGTTCAGTAGTTTTTACTAACAAATCTGCACCACCTTTTGCAGTATTAGATTTAGTATTGGTAGTTTTTTTATCTAAACCAAGTCCTCGGTCTTTCTTATATAAGTCAACTGCTCTTGCAGCAAGTTTACCATCTGAGTTATTCTCATAAATCCATGATTTAATTTCCATGGGTTGTGAGTCTGCCCAGTTATGAAAATCATCTGATTCTTTAATTTGATTAAAGTCTGGATGAACTCTCGCTAACTCTAATTGGGCTTCTCTTTGAGCTAAACCTTCGTTTCGCTTTTTCAAAGAGCTAACTTCTTCCTGCAAATCTTTCATCTCATTTTGAGACTGCAAGTGAGATACAGTTTCCACCACTCCATATATGTCAGGGTACTCTTTTTTAAAAGCATTTAATTCGTCAACACTTTTAGGTGGTGTATACTTAGGTCGGTTCTCTCTAATCTGTGATTTGAGGTCTCCTTCTTTAGATGTCCACTCACCAAGCTTCTTGTCATAATATCGCTTTAGGTCATCATATCTTTTTTTATAGTCAACTTTAGTATAAGGTTTGGCTTCAACATTTAATGCTGATTCCTGTAAGACCTTATCCGAAGTAGCTGATTCAGAAGTAGATAAGACATTAGGGTTCACACTATCTGTTGTAGTATTACTTGCGTAGTCAAATCCTGTCTTCTTCTCAGGGTCTGGCTGAGCTGGTCCTGTATCTGCAGAAACAAATGGTTTTGGCATTACATTTTCTGTGTGCCAATATTTCTTCCTGTTATAAGGGTTCGCTTCAACTTCGTTAGTTTTTCCTTCGTTTTCATTACTCATAATTTCCTCCTTTGGGCTTCTTTTACTGAAGGTAGCAAAAAAAGGGGTTGTTGTTAATTTGAAAACAAAGCTACAAGGGCTTCTATTTCTAGAAGGTAGCTCGTTTATTCAAGGGTACCATCCCTAGAATTCTTTTATACTAATAAAGAATCTTCTTCAGCAGCCATAGTAGCATTATCTTCTTGCTCTACTATACCTGCGTCATAAGCTTCTTCAGCTTGTTTCATCATCTTTCTTAATTTGTCTATACCAATATTCTTAACAGCTTTTGCTGTAAAGACAAACTCTCCATCTGATAACAATGCTGGGATTGAATCTGAAGTTCCTGTTCCTGGTCCTTCTACTAATTCATCCTCTGTAAATTCTGTTGCTGTTATTTTTGGAACAATAGATTCTAATTCTGGAAACATTTCTACTGCTTCTTCAAAAATTTGTTCCTCTGCTTCTGATAACATTGATGTATCTAAAATATCATCTACTTCTTCTTCAGCAGCTAATTCTATATCTGTTTCTGCTATAGCATCTTCTTCTGCTAAATCCATTCCTGGAGGTGCCATTAAAGGTTCTTCAGCAATTACTTCATCACCTTCTGCATAAGCTTTATAATCTTTTCTTCTATCATACTTTTCATCAAATGCAGCTTGTCCACCAATTGATAAAGCTAAAGGTGTTTGTTCTGCAATATCATTTTCATCCATGTAACCACCTAATGCTGCAGTTTTAATATTAGTTGATTTCATAGTTTCTAATTTTTTAATCTGATTTATAATTTCAGATTGTTGTCCTGTATCAGCTATTTCTAATTCAGCTTCTAATTTATTAATTCTTTTACTTATTAAACTATCTCTTGCAGCATTTCCACCAGCTACTTTATCTCTTGATGGAAGTAATCCTTCATCACTATGTTCTTCTAATATTGGTATATCAGAAGGATGTAATACTGGACCTCTACCTGCATAACCTAATCTTTTCATTAATCCACCTTTTGCTACTGCTATACTTTTTTCTTTTTTTGGTTTCTTTGAATCTTCTTTTTTTTCATAAAAATCTAATAAAGATTTTTTAAAAGAATCTATATCAAGAGCATCTTTCATTTTTTTAAGTTCATCTTGATTATCTACATTATCTAAATATTTTTTTACTTCTGCTTTAGTATGAAATCCACCATGTTCAAATCTTGTTCTATCTGTACCTAGTAATCTAGAAGGCATCCCTGCTCTTGTAGATTTAGGACTATCAACATCATAAGGAGATATAGCTTCATCTTTTTTATTTTCTTCTCTTGAACCGATAGGTCTATTCATTAGACCACCTGTAGCCATATTGATTGGTTTTCTCATAATTCTATTCCTTAGTCTTTATTATAACAAGTGAAGTGTTATTAGTCAACACTTTTTCTTAAATCGTTTACTTGATTAGGCAGGTTCTTCAGTCGTTCCAGAAAATTCCATCTGCCCTGGCATTGGTGGATTGTCTGAACCTCCTGGGATTTCGCCATTTCCTGTACTGTTTGGTCCTGCACCTTCTGGAGGTACTCCTGGAGGTTGACCCATTCCTCCGAGTTGACTAGGGTCAATAGCTTGTTGGCTATTTCCTTGGTTAGCATTTTGATATCCTATTATTTTAGCATGAATTTCTGCTTCATCTTTAGAGTTAATAATTTCTTCAGGGTCTAAATCTAAAGAGTATGCTAACTCTTTAATGACTTCTGAGATTCTAACAAATGGAGCAATTTGTGGATTTTGAATTGTTTGTAAGAACATTGTTAATCTTTGACTTCTAACTTCTTTTCTCATCAAAGAAGAACTACCTGTTGCTTTAACTTCAAAATCACCAATGATAGGTAACTCACCTTCATAGAATTGCATATTCCATTGGAACATAGATTCTCCTAAAGGTTTAATTAAACTATCATCAATATTTTTAATTACTGTTTTTATATTTAATGATGCAGCACCCATAAGCATTGACATACCTGATGCTGTTCTTGTCATACTCTGTACTCCAGTTTGTCCATGTGAATAAGATGGAATACCTGTTGACTCATCTGCAAGTTGTCTGAACTTATCAAACATCTGCATATTTTCTGTAGCAGTATTTGGAAATTTAATTCCATATATTGCTTGACCAGGAACTCCTGCTTGTCTTTTAAAAATCTTACCTGGAAATACTTCCATACTTTGATTATTAACTAAAGCAGATTCATCTATATCAAATACTAAGTTACCAGCTAATGCTAAATTATCAATTGCCATTCTTGCATGACCATTCATAATTTGTTGAGCATCATCCATATTTTCTGGAACACCTATTCCAAAAAATTGATATGGATTATTTTCATAAGCAAAAGCTTGATATGGAATTCTAAAAGGTTTAAATGGATTTTCTACCATTCTAATTACTTTACCTTTACAAGTCCATATATTAACTTGAACTTCTGTTAAGTCTTCTATTTCTTCAGCAACTTCTATACCATATTCTCTAGCAGTCATTGCATCTATAGTTCCCCAAAATTCTAAAACTTCAAATCTATTTTTTTCTATATCACCAAAAGAATTATTTTCTAAATCTATTTGAGTTTCCCAATTTTTTTTATCATAGGTAGGACCCATGATTAAACATTCTTCTATTTTTTCTTTACTGAAAAATGGTCTATTAATTAAATCTTTAAATTGATGTCTGTTCATTCTATGTCTTTGAATAACATATTCACATTCATCCATGTTTCTAGCATTAGGGTCTGGATAAAAATCCCATATACTACAAAATTCTATTTTAGGTACTTTAACAATGTCAGGTGCATATTGTCTTGCATTGCCATTACCTGATAAATTATATTTATGTAAAGTTTTATTATAAGTAAATGGACCTTTTATAATTCCTGTTCCTAATAAACAAGATTCAAAGATTGCACTTCTTAAAATAATATTAGCATTTGATTCATCTAGTTGGTCTTCAATTAATTTTTGTAATTGTCTTGAAGCAATCTGTGCTGGTTTTATTTGTGGAAATTCTGGAAGTTTAGCTGGACCTTCAGATAAATCTGCTTCTTCATATTTTTCTTCTAGACCACCTAACCATTTAGAACCTAATGAATTAAATGTTGCACCTGGTGCTAAATCTTTTCCATCACCAGGATATCCTAAGTCAGAAGATTCTTCTGTTATAGGTTGACCAGGTTCGTATTCTAAATTACCTTCTATTGAAGGAGTTGGTTCCATATTCTCATCACCCATTTGTTCTTTCATGGGATTCATATGAGCATATTCAGCAATACCTTCAGGTACTTTTGTTTCTTGAATAATTAATGGAAACTTTCCAGTTCCAAATAATACATCAATAATTTGTCCATAAGCTGCTAGAACTTTTGTCTTAGTTACTTTAACAAAAACTCTAGACTTCTCATGTTGAGTAAAGTGAACATTTTTATAATACTGTCCACGATAATTATGATAAGCTTGTAACCATCTGTTTTCATCATCTTGTCTTTTATTAGAACAAGCTTGAAATTTGCTTTGAATCTCAGCAACTAATGGTTCAATATTCTGTTCTTCAGTTTCTTCAACTTGAGAAACCAAATCATTTTTAATTTCCATAAATAGCTTCCTTTATACCAATATGTATAATAATACAGTTATTATCTACCCTTGTCAACAATCTTTTTAATATCAACTATAACACTATTAGGAATTATAGTTGTATTCCCTATCTCATCTATAGAACCTGTCTCTTCATTCTTTAATGAATAATCTCCAAATACTCTAGTAATACTACCCTTTTGAGATAATAAATGTCCTTTAGTTACACACACAGGTAATTTCATTTTTTTACAATTCTCTAAAGATTGCCATGAAGCATCTGAACAAATATCTAACCAGTATACAGCTACTAGAGGATATCTATCAATTTCTCTTTTAGCTCTATTATTTATTTTTATTTTTCTTTTTATCATCCTGTTTCTTATCATAATCAGTTCTGGCTTTACCATAGGTTTTAAAACCACCATTACCTTTTATTTCTTTACTCCTAGCCCAATCAGTAAATTGGTCTTTCTCTCCATTATTATCAGAGTATCTAAACATATTTAATTTAAATATCTGTTGTATATCTTCTTGTTTAACATACTCTTGAAGTTCTTCATAACTCATAACTTTATCAAATTGTTCATTAGTAGTTATTTTTTTAAAAGTATATAAAGGCATATTAATATCCAAATGTAGGGTCAGAAGGTGTCCATCTTTTAATTTGTCTCATATGTTCATAAGGAGTAGTAGTTCTTGGTCTAGACATAATTAAATATCTTAAAGCATCATAAGCATGGTCGGATGCCTTCGTATCAACATCTTCAGGTTTATTAGGGTCTATAGGTATACCTTGTATTTCTCTTATTAGGTTAGGACAAGATTTAAAGATTTGTAATTTAGGTCTACCCTTATCATTTATTTTTAATCTCTCATGTATTTGTATCTTGCCTTGAATTCTATTCTTATCAGCTCTTCTAAGTTTATGACCAGCCATAGTTAATACTTCTCCTACTGTTGGTCCAGTTGTTCCAGTCCTCGCCCAAGCTGCAGTATCTAACACTCCTCTAACAGATAGTTTATCTTCTTTCTCATATTGAAAAATTCTTTTAGATAAGTCTAGACCAGTTAAACCTTTCTGATATAGTTCTCTATAAATAATTAATGTTTCATCTTGTGGGTCTAATGCTCCCCATATCACAGCAGACTCTGCTGCATAACCATAGTCAATTCCTTTTATTCTTTCCCAAGTTTTAGGAATAGCAAAAGGAGCTATGCAATGTTTATCATATTCAAATTCTGTAAATGCAGCTCCTTCAGAAACATCCCAGTTACCTTCTAGTAATTGTTTCTTTTGTGTTGGGGGTAATGATTCCAACATCCTTTCATATTTACCATCTAAAGCTAAATAAGGATTATCATCTAATCTAGCTGGTATAAATTTTCTTGTAATCTTATCTTGTCCTGTAAAACTTTCATTAGGAGGTGCTGGGTCTAGATACCTTTTTTTAACCCAACTCCCTCCGACACCTCCAGGGTTTGCAGTACACCGAATAAAGCATTGTATATTATTATTAGTTGTTCTTAATCGTGATTGCAAATATTGGAGTGGGAATTCTGTAGGATACTGTGTTAGCTCGTCAATCCCTATCCAGGTATATGATTGACCTTGGTATCTATACACATCAGCATCTCTGTCCAGATAACCGAACTCCAATGTTGCTCCTGAAGGAAATTTCCAAATCTTTTCTACTTCTCTAAATTTGCAACCTGCAAAAGCTTTAGGATAAAGTTCTCTTGATTTGTCAATTAATTCTCTTAATTCAGGCATAGACTTTCTTAATAACAAAGCTCTATGTTCTTTAATGTGCATAAACCTTAATGGGTCAACTAGCATAGCATATGACTTACCACCACCTGCAGCTCCACCATACAAAACATCCTGCTCTGGTGCAGCTAAGAATTCTGTCTGTGGACCTGTATTAGGTTGAAATACTATTCTATCTTTTTCTTCTTCTAAAAGAGTTTTAACTTTTTGTGGTAAAGTATCATACTTATCTTCTGTCATGACAGTACCTTTAATAGATACCTTATCAGTCTCTGCTCTTTGTACTACACCTAAAGCTTCTTTCTTAGCTTTAAGTCTAGTTGTTTTATTTTCTAAGTTCTTCTTTAACTTCTTAATTTCTTTTTCTTTTTCTTTAACTGCTTTTCTTGCAGCTAGTTTAGCTTTATGTTCAAAGCTATAATTATACTGTCTTGTCATCTCTACTTAACAATCCATTTGGTTTATCAGTCAAGTCTTCTCTATCAATGATTTTCTTTAATCCCATTGCAGATAACTTACGACCTGTTTGATGTTGCAATATTTCAACACCACCTCGTAGTGAAAAAGCACCAGCTTTAACACCATCTTTAATTTCATTTAAAGCTGATATTTCTTTATCAACTTTCTCTAAAGTTTTATTATCATCTAATAACTTATAACCAAAAGGTATAGTAGAACTATTTCTTCTCTTCATCTATAACCTCTACATCTTCTGCTTCTATAATCGGTTTCTTTTCAGGTAATAAAAATATACCACTACCTGAGTTATGGGTAACATCTAACTTATCTCTCTTAGCAACACCCACTCTGTCTAACAAGGTCTGGGCTGCTTGAAGTTTAGCATTGACTTGTGGTATTGGGTCATCACTATTTAATATCTCAACTAATTTATTTGAAGCTTGTGGAGCAGACTTTGCTAGAATCTTTGTAGCGACATCTATGATTTCATCTTTCAGACTATTTATTACTGAATAAGATGCACCAGGTTTGTAACCTGCTATGTCTAAAGCTTTATTAATATCTCCCTTTGCTTCTGTACTTAATGCTGACAAGAAACTTTCCTGTTGTTCTGTCAACTTCCTTTTATTATCTAAGGAAGGTAAATAATTATTAACCATGTTATTATTATAACAAGTTTACAGCTAGTTGACAACATTTATTTTCATTTAGAGTTGACAACTGCAGGAGTGCCTGTATAATATAAGTATACCCTCCAGGGGGTGAAGCACCTATATCTATCTGGGTCAGTCCAGAAATATAGCAAGTCTCTATGCGAGTCTTTGTAGCTGGGCGAGTTCTATCTAGTTTACAAGCTAAACTCTTAATTTTGTATGAGTAGTATATAAACACCCCACATCCCCCATATGGCACATGGTATACCCTGCGAATAGTAATCATTATCAATAGAATATTCCATAATCTAAAAGAATATAAATATATATATAAAATATAACTAAAATATATTATCTAGTTTACAACTAATACAACTCAGTTAGCTTATATTAGTCAATCTAAACACACTCAATAAATCCAACAAATATCCAGCAATAACAAAGCTTTTAAATCAATTCTATTAGCTTAAAATATCCAGCAATATTCAATCTATAATCTTAAAAAAATCTCAATAATTGGGCGGTTGTCCTTTGTGATATTTAAGCAACTATTATAAATATAATTAGCTTTATTTAATTATTTTATTGAAAGTAATCTTTATTTATTGCAGGCGGTTTTTACAAATTTATACAAATTATTAAGCTTATTTATTCTATTTTATTTCTAAAAACTTTTATAATTCTTTTTTGATTTGTTTTATTTGGCAAAAAAACCATTTAAAAGCTAAGAAATTGGACAACTAAAAGCCACATTTAGAACACATTTGGTCCAGAAACGTTGCTAATCCTTACTAATTTATTTTAAATTATATTCATTTTTTTGTATATTAAGGCAATCATTTATGCATAATGATTTTTATGGATATTACAAAAAATAATTACTACAAATACTTTAAAAATCGTAAAGCATGGAGAAATTACAAAAAAGCTTTAAAATCTAATCCGATTATTTTTAGTAAATATTATAAACCAGCTAAAAGTCCAATTTATAATCCGCTTGGTGTTTCACTTCAGGGCGGTAAAGATAATCGTTATTGGAATTTTAGTTAAATTTATATAACTAGCTTTTAATTAAGCTATACAACTGGAGGTTGAAAATATGAGTAAATCAAAAACTTTTAGATTTGTTAAGTGGGCTAAAAATTACTTAGGAAATTTAACAAAAACAGCTAGAAAATTAAATAAAAGAATTGATGTAAAAATATCTAGCAATGGTAAAACTATCACTTATTGGATAGTTAAATAAATAATACAACTGGAGGTTGAAATATGGATAACAAATCTATAAGATACTTAAAAATAAAAAATGAAACTTTTAAAATAGTAAAGCATTTTGATAATACTATTGATAGTTTTAAATTAAAAGATAATGCAAAAAAGCAAAATTGCTGGACTATAAAAGATTATGAATTTTTTAAAAGTTATGAAACAATTAAAGATTGTAAAAAAGAATTAAAAGAATTATATTAAATAAATAATACAACTGGAGGTTGAAATATGGAGTTAAAAAATATATTAATAAATCATATTGATGTTAAATACAGAGAAATAGAAAATTTTGAGTATCAATATCAAATATTAAGTAAAATTTTACAAGCATTTGAAATTAAAGATTTACAAAAAATTTTAAAAGCTTGTAAAAAAGTGCAAAAAATAGACCAAAAAGAAAATAAATAATACAACCAATAGGAGAAAAAAAATGACCCATGTTGTAAACATGACAAATAACAGAGGAAACAAAGTAAAAAACCAGTATAGAATATATACAACTGGAGGTAGTATATTTCAATCTTACAATTCAACCATTGTAAAAATTGAGAATGGTAAAACCTATATAGATTTAAATAAATGGGATTTTTCAAAAACTACTGGAAAATATAGAAATATATTTTTAAATGAAAACAAAAAAGAAACAGAGAAAAAAATTAAATCAGGAGAATATATATTAATTGATTTAAATAAATAATACAACCAATAGGAGAATAAAAATGAAAAAATGTAAAATATGTGATGATAAACCTAAAGAAATTCATAAGGGTTTTTTAGCTTATAGAGATGTTAATATATGCAAAACTTGTATGGATAAGTTCGGAAATTATTTTCATGATAAAATTGGTACTTATCCAAATAGTTATATTGCTACTGATTATTTTTATTTAAAAGACAACAAATAACACAACCAATAGGAGAAAAAAAATGTACCATTTAATATTATGGTTAAGCTTAATTTTAACAAGTGTATTTGCTATGGTTAATAATGAAATATATTTAAGTATGAGTTTATTTTTAATATTTGCTGTAAATGTAGCTTATAATTTTAGTAAATAACTGCCTTATTTCAGACAAAAAATAAACAAATAATAAACAAATAAATATGGGAGGATATTAAACTATGAAAAA